CTTCTCGGAAAGGATTCTCGTCTTGGGGAACAACTTTGGCTTGCGACTGAGGCTGCGATTGAATCTTTTCCTCAAGGGCTTTTTTCTGCGCCGTCAATTCCCCAATTCGTTGGAGGAGGCGAGACTTGCCCTTTTTGGCTAAAGATTGAATCTGCTCAGTCGTAAGAGACAGCAGGTCAATTTCGGACTCTTCTTCGGCTTCCTCCTCGGATTCATCTTCGGTTTCTTCTTCCGATTCTGGCGACTCCTCGTCTTCTAGACTGGCAGGTTCTTCGTCAGTTTCGGCAGATTCCTCAGACTCTTCTTCGGGTTCTTCCTCTGGAGAGGTTTGGCGGGCCACACGTTGAGCTACAAGCTCCTCGAATGACAAATTAGACACCGATTCAATAGCTTCGGCGGTAGCTTCTGGATTACTCATAATGTTTGTTTAGAACGCCATTTACGCTCGGCGGTGCGTGTTCGTGAAGAATCAACACTATAATCATTAGTATGTCAAGCAGTTTAGTAAGGTATGGAAATTGACACAAAAAAGAGGCCGCAGGGAAAACGAAAACCCTGCGACCTCTAGTATGACACAAACCACAAAACACGCATTAGCGCACGGCAACTAAAACACGAAGTTGAAAACTATGTCAACTATTTTCAACTTCCAGCAACGACAGTAACTCGTCCAGTGTGGAGACGCTTCCGACGATCTTCATAACCTCGTTAGGCTCAACGCATTGGCGAAGGTCGGCAAAGAAACGCTCACGCTCGTCTCGGACAAATTGCACAATAGCCTTGAACTCGTCACGATCAGAGAGAGATTCAATGGCTTGTTGGATGGTTGGTTTAGGTAGTGATGTCATATTATTTCATTGATTTGCTTCCGCTGCACTTCCATTTGCGGCGTGACAGGTTATTTGGAGAGTTCTTGTCGCTACGCCAGTCGCCTTTGATTGCGTTGGATCGAGCGCAATACGAATCGCCTTTGGCCGTGCCGGGACGAATCCTATCGCCACCGTCAGCGGCTTTACCAGCTTGCCCATACTTGACGGTCTTCTTGCGACCAGTGGAGGGATTGGTAACGACCTTCTTGAATCGCTTTTCCATTATTGTTGCATCCCTTGGGTAGTCACGCCGCCCATTTGAGCGGGGTTAGTTCCGATACGACCGATCTCAGCATTCTGCATCTGTTGCATCTGGAATTGATATTGCTCCATGTACTTCTGGAGACGACCACCAAACGCTTCGTCGGACTGTGCGCGTTGCATGATATCCGGTTGTTGGACATACGCTTGAACCATCTGCATGGCAATCTGCGCGCCGTTTGGTTGAGCCGGAACCTCAATGCCTGCAAAGATCTTGGCAAGGTCATCAGTGACGTTCTTGGCGACCTTCTGTTGGGCTTCCTCGACGGGTTGCAGCACATAGTCCGCAAAGATCGGGTTGATGCTCGACGCAGTAAACTCAAGGAGCTTGTTGACATCTAGAACGCCATTGCGATCAAGTTGAACAAGCGATACCATGTTCTTGAGTTGCGTCTCCGCAGTCTCTGGATCAGTGGTCAACGAGTCAAATGACACCGTAATGCTGAAGTTTTCGTCGGGGCTACCCTTGGTCATCGTTTGAGGATTCGGGTTGCCAGTGACCTGGAAGAAAACTTCGTCTGGTCCCATGCGTTGATACAGCTTCCATGCCATCGTCAACACGTCGCGGACATGATCGAGGAACTTGCCAATGTAGAATTGTTGACGAGCAGCCGTGAGCGGGTTCGTGAGATCAAGGCCGACAGCGCGGTCTGCTTGCGCTCGCATAGACATCTCAGACTCAATGGAACCTTGGTCCATTTGAGGAACTGGCCCCCAAGCAATCTCGCCAAGACGACGATAAGGAACGCGACGGCCCGGACCCCAGTCGGAGGGAGGACGACCAGCAGGGTGCATCAGCGGCGGCAAGGTAGCCAACGAAGCTCGGTCGATCCGGCTGTCACGCTCGGTCTTGATTTGCATCTGCGGACCACGGAGAATGTCGGAGAACGTCTGCACTTCATACATCCGTTTCTGATCATTCGCCAGTCGAGTCACAACAAACGGGTAGTCATCGTATCCATTGAGCAGCTCATGCTTTGCGTAGCCGTCCGTAGTCGGGTGGAACACGGTGCAGTAGATGCCCTCGCTGCCATCCTCTTCATCAATCAGGCGCTGGTAGCCATAGACCACCATTACGAGGTCATTGTCGTCAGTGATAGGCAGACGTGTAACGGTTTTTACGCTCTCGCCGTCGATATACATGGAGTCTTTCCCGCGAAGATTTGAGATAGCGTGATCGACCCATTTCCGATCCCATCCCTCATTGGTGACTTTCTTCTCAAGCTCCTGAGCAGTCAGGAACGTGCGCCAGAAGATGTATGGAGCGCGTTGAGGGTCGGAAACATACGGAGGAAAGATGACTTCTCCATCTGGGGCGCACGAATAAACAATCGGGCAATCAACGGTTTGACGAGGGAGTGGGATTTCAGCCATTCCGGTTTTCCGCATATCTCGGATTGCCTTTTTAGCGCGTTTGTTCGACAGGTCGGGGAATCCTTGTTGGATCAATCCCGTGAGCATCTCGTCATCGTTCCCGTCAATAATAAGGTTCGCTAGATCAGGGGATTGTTGGGCAATTTGGTCGATGGTGACTTGTTGCAGATATGTTCTTTTTTCTCGCTTCCATCCAACATAGGATACCATAATCCCCTTCTCTAGCAAATAGTTCGCACCCAACTCCATTTGGTTCTTGAAGTCAGGAATGTAGGTCGAGCGCATCCACTTAAGGAACGACGACACAACAGAAGCTCGCGGCATTGACGCCATAGACGTTGGAAACGCCTTGATGTGGCTGCGCTGGAGAGCTTGGTCAAACAGAGACACATACATGTCAATCCGCTCACCAACCACGTTAACCTCTTGATCTGAAGCACCTTGCCACGGAAATGCGTTTGCTCCGTTCTTGCGAAGATCGTCAGACTTGCCGTCCCAGATATTGCGCCGATCATTATAAGAGCGCAGACATGACTCGAAATAGTATTCAAGATCAATTAGGCAGGTATCATACGCATCAGTTAACGCATTAACGTCTGGCTCTTTGTCAGCGTAAATAAGGGATTCGTCCTCTAGTTCTAGTGATTCGATCATGATGCGTATTCGTAAAAGTCTTCGGGGTCGGCAGATACTAAGCACACTTTGATGCGTTTGCCAACAAGTTTATTTGATAGGCGGGAAGGGCATTTTACCGGAACCGCCAGCCCATCCATTCGGACGATGACCCAGCTTGGGTTGTTGCAAACACGCATAACAATGAAATCTTCATCAATTTGCTGCTCGATAAGGCTATCAAGACTGCATGGTGACTCGTCAATAATTAGCGTTTTCTTTGCAGGTCGCCCCCGTTTTGCTGCTTTAGCTGCTTGTTTTTTCATACTAGTATCCCCCAGACCCGTGAGTTGTAACAAATGATTGGCTATTGTCAACGTGATCAAGATTTGCAATGGCGGCGTAGCGACAAACATCAATTGGATCTTTCCACGCTTCCTTAAGCCCACCTTCGCCAGTGTATTCAGAGAGTGCTTGGATGATGTTCTCGCAGTCGCTACTGACATAGAAATGCGGTCTGTTGACGGAATCTAAAAACTTACTTGTGTCCCAAGACATCTTGCCAATCAACGCCTGTAGTCCATCGTCAATATCCAGTCCCGGAGCAGGGATGCAAACCATGCCTGATTCGCTTAAGTCCTCAATGATCGAGGAGGAACCATCCTGCACCTGATACTTTGCAGCCCCAAGGCGAGGGTCTATAAGTCGTTCAAATATCTCCTCGTCGCCTTCCATTTCTTGGATTGCCTCGATATAGTCACGGATACCAAAGCCTTGTCCTTTAGACCCCGGCCCCGGCATCCACTTCCCGCTTTTCCATTCAGCCCAGTCACCAACGTCAACTCCCGGCCACTCGCGGTAAACCCAGAACGTCCCGCTCTCGTCAATTGCGATCCAGCACATGAACCAATTCTTCGCCCCAGCGGGGTCAATAACGTGATAGCGCGTGATGTTTTTGGTCGGGATAGAGGACGGGGGGACCACGTTTACAACCTTGTTGAACTTGGGGAACTTGGTTGCGTGGGACTTCATTGGCACCCCATAGGCGCGGATGAGGATCTCTTCCCTAGTCCTTCCTGAAAGTGTTTCCTTGATGCGCTCGTATCCGCCAAAAGCATTGTCCTGAGAGTGGAAGTAATGCACTGAGGCATTCAGCTTCTTTGACTTCTGGACGTATGGCACTAGCTCTCCATTAAGGAGTTCCGCTGGGCGAGACTCGATAGTCGTTGCCCCATCAAGATACTCTTTGATGACTTCCGTCCAACCGTCAATCGGAGTAAACGTCACCAGCATCTTGGCATTCCGCGTAGCTAGCCGGAACCTAAGCGTGTTAATCAACTCTGGCCCCAAAAGGTATTCATCAAGCCATACTCCAATGTTGTGCCACACAGCATTCTTAGACCCAAGTTCTGCGCCCTCAAGGATAGTAGGGTTGTTCTGATACTGGGAATACGTCTTGAAGATGATCTGCGAGCCATTAGGGAGGATCAAAGATGAATCAGTGAAGCCCGTCTTCTTCTTGTAGGAGATGTAGGTGTTCGCGCTTGTCTGCTTGGTCTTGAGGTTCTCTGGCAACCAGTCCCACACTGCGCTCTGCTGCTGGCGAATGCTGACCTCGGAAGTCTGAGCGAAGCAGAAGATTTCAGAC